CACAATCTTGTTAAAAGTTCAATAAAAGAAATATCCCGTTGCTGATAATAAATACACAGTAACGGGATATTTTTATGGCCACACCTACCGGAAATTTAACACCTAATTTAAGTTTAACAACAGATAGTTTATTCAATGCTAACACTGGCACAGGTGCCGGGCATATAGCATTTGACCCTACTCCACTTACAGCGACTGAAGCTCAAAAAAATGCTATAATTGATTACGTTCGCTTTAGATTGGGCGACGGTATGGTTGATGTTGAAGCTGATAAAGATCATTACGACATGGGCATCAAACAAGCACTATTACGCTATAGACAAAAAAGTTCTAATAGCGTAGAAGAAAGCTATGCGTTCTTAGATATCTATCCTGAAACACAAGAATATATTCTTCCACAAGAAATTATGAATGTACGTGCTATGTATCGCCGTGGTATTGGTAGTGTATCAGGTACTACTGCTAGCCAATTTGAGCCGTTCGCTAGCGGCTACTTAAACACATATATGTTAGTAGCAGGGCGTGTAGGCGGCTTAGTGAACTACGAATTGTTTACAGGGTATCAAGAACTTGCTATGCGTATGTTCGGCGGATACATTCAGTTTACTTGGAACAAAGTAACTAAAAAACTTACATTAACTCGTAAGATTCCTTTCTTTGGTCAAAATCCAGCACAGTATATAAGCGAAAGTGTATTACTACACATAGACAATTATAAACCTGATCAAATGCTGTTAGCAGATCATACAGCTCTGCCCTGGATACAAGACTACACATTAGCATTTGTAATGATTGCTATAGGTAATGCTCGTGAAAAATTTGCTACAATCGCAGGCCCTCAAGGAGGCACTAGTCTTAACGGTACACAGTTAAAAACAGAAGGTCAGGCATTGTTAGAAAAATTAGACGAAGACATTAAAAACTATGCTGATGGTAGCATGCCATTAACATGGGTAATTGGCTAACCAAACTATTAGACAACACAGCCTCAATCTAGTAAAATAGTTATATCACGGGGAGAGTTTCAATGAGTCGTATCATCGGCATTTGCGGGTTCATCGGCAGCGGCAAAGACACAGTCGCTGACTATCTTGTTAATTTTCATGGATTTAAAAGAGAAAGTTTTGCTAACAGCCTTAAAGATGCTGTAAGCCAAGTCTTTGGCTGGGATAGAGAACTTCTTGAAGGGCGCACTAAACAAAGCCGTGAGTGGCGTGAGCAACGTGACGAGTGGTGGAGCAAGCGACTAGGCAAAGAAATTACTCCTCGTTGGGTTTTACAATATTGGGGTACTGAAGTAGTCCGCAAAGGCTTCCACAACGACACTTGGGTAGCAAGTTTAGAAAATCGCCTACATCAAACACAAAACGATATTGTTATCACAGACTGCCGCTTCCCTAACGAAATCAAAGCAATCAAAGCAGTAGGCGGCAATGTAATACGTATTAAACGTGGGCCTGAACCAGACTGGTACCAAGCCGCACTTAACTACAATGCTGGTAAACGTAAAATTGGGTGGGCACTAGGCAAAGAAGAACTACACCAAAAAGGGGTACATCCTAGTGAGTACAGTTGGGTGGGTAGTGACTTCGACACAGTGCTGGTAAATGATGGTACATTAGATGACTTGTTTGAACAGGTTGAAGAATTCTTAAACCCTAAAAGTCCGGAACTAGATCACCTTGACGCCAGCCTAACCCTTCCCGAGCTACTTCATACTGGCAGTTAGCACAGATAGTTCTTAGATTGTTTGGATTAGAGTTAGATAAATTTCCATCTAGATGATAGACAAATAACTGTTCTTTATACTTTGCTTTGAAGCCGCACTTTTCACAGTGCGGTTTTCTTTTGTACCCGCTCAAAGACCAATTTGGTACAGGCGCAGGTAACTTCTTTCCTTTTCTTATACAAGTATCACATGTGGAACGATAATAGGTTTTTCCGTTGCGTTTATAATTGACCGCAGCTGGTTTTCTTCCACAAATTTTACATAAAAATCGTTGTTGCATATACCTATTTATGCGAACCTTTAAAAGGGCACTGTAACCAACCAAAATTTAAACATACCGATAAATAACATAAAGTATTATTAACAAAGGAATACTAACTATGGCACTAATTTCACCAGGCGTACAGGTAACCGTAATCGACGAAAGCCAATATACCCCAACAGCAGCGGGTACTATTGCTTATGTGTTACTTGCAACAGCACAAGATAAATTAAATCCTGCAGGCGATCTTGCAGCAGGTACAACAGCTTTATTAGCTGAAAGAATCACAACAGTCACTAGCCAACGCGAATTGGTTAGCTTATTTGGTACACCAAATTTTGAAGTTGACGCTGCAGGTAACCCTGTAAACGGTAGCGAATTAAACGAATATGGTTTGTTAGCTGCTTATAGCGCACTAGGCGTGTCTAATCAAATTTATGTACAACGTGCAAATATTGATTTAAACCAATTAGACGGAACAAGTATTCGCCCAACAGGTGTGCCAGCTGATGGTACATACTGGTTAGATACAACTAACACAGCTTGGGGTGTTTACGAGTGGACATCAACAGGTTTTTCAAATCAACCAATTGACGTAATTACTAACACAAGCAATTTAAGTGGTGGCGTTCCACTTAGCTCATACGGTGCTATTGGAACTTATGCTGTAGTTGCTACAAGCACAAGTAATCCTGTATATTACAAAGGTTATGACAATAACTGGGTGCTAGTAGGTTCTGATTCATGGAGAGCTGTTACTCCTGTTATCACAGGTTTAATAGCAAATCCTGGCAATCTTGCAATAGGACAAAAACTAGTTGTTAACGGATCTAATGTTTCGTTAACAGGTTCAACAGTAGCATCAGCGGCATCTGACATTGATAACGCAGGTATTACTGGTGTTAGTGCTCGTGCAAACAGCGATGGATTCATTGAAATTTTTGTTGACAGCACAGCATCTAGCTATGGTAACGCAACAGCTGATGGTAGACTAAGCATTCAACCAGGTACAGTAATTGGCGGCACTGACGCTGCTGTACGTTTAGGTTTATTACAATCTGACATCGCTACAGTTAGCGGAAACACTTATACATACAATGGACCAACCGTGGTATTTGACAGTTACACAAACACTCCAGCATGGAGAGCAACTGATGTAACACCTCGTCCATATGGTTCTGTATGGTTCAAAACAAGTGCAACAGGCAATGGCGCGAACTGGGGCATTAAGAAATATAACGTTCTTACTAACTTGTGGAACACACAAACTGCTCCATTATACGTAAACGACGAAGCAGCTATTTACGGACTAGATCCAGTAGGCGGCGGCACAGGTATTGAACTAGGCGCAGTTTATGTAAAATACGATACATTAGGTACAACAACTGGTACATTCAAACCATATGTTAAAGATGTTACAGGTATATTGAAAGTGACTGGTCCTACACCAGTATCACCACTAGCATTTACCGCAGGTAACCAATTTGGTTTAGAAGTTAGTGTTCCTGGCAGTGATGTTACACAATCAGCAACAATCACAGTTGGTGGTAGCGGTAACGCTGTTCCAGCATCAACCTTTGTTGCAGGTATTTTAGCAGCTAATTTACCAAACATTGTTGCATCAGTTGAAGCTTCGGGTGCTGTAAGTATTAGTCACTTAGCTGGCGGTACAATTAGAATGACTGCTATTAGCGGTACTCCTTTAACTACAGCAGGTTGGACTACAGCAACTCATGTACAAGTAGTTAGCGCAGGCACAGAGTGGTTAGCAAGTCCGTTTAGTGCATTAACTTACACTTACAGCGACACAGCACCATTCAGCAACCCAGCAGATGGTACATTATGGTATTATAACACTGCTTTAGAAGTTGACGTATTGATTAATGATGGTAGTGGCTGGAAAGGCTATCAAAACGTATCAAACGATGCTCGCGGATACAATCTATCTATTACAGATCCAGCAGGTGTTATCTTAAGTGCTGGCGAGCCTACAACACAAAGCGACGGCACAGCTCTTGTAGCTGGTGATTTATGGATTGATACTACTGACTTAGAAAATTATCCTGTAATCCGCCGTTACAATGGTACAACATGGAACTTAATTGACAATACAGATCAAGTAAGTGCTGATGGTATTGTGTTTGGTGATGCACGTTGGGCAACTAACGATTCTACAGATCCTGTAGTTGATGATGTTCCTGCAATCACAGACTTACTAACCAGCAACTACATTGATGATGATTGCCCAGACTTCCGTCTATATCCACGCGGTGCATTGTTATTCAATACACGTCGCAGCGGTTTCAACGTAAAACGTTTTGAAAGCAACTGGTTTGCAAATTCAACAAATCCTCCAATGGAGTTAGGTGCATGGGTAAGCACAAGTGGTGTTGATGCTGACGGTGTACCATACTTTGGTCACTGGGCACAACGTAACACAGTAGTTGAAGCTATGAAGTCTGCTATTGCAACTAGCACAACACTACGTGAAGAACAAACACAGTTTAACTTGATTGTATGTCCTGGATATCCAGAATTGATCCAAGACATGATTACCTTAAACAACGATCGTTTACAAACAGCATTTATCATTGGTGATAGCCCATTATCATTAGCTAGTGATAGCACAACTATTGATAACTGGAGTAAGAATGTTAACCTAGCAAATGACAACGGTATTGATGGTTTAGTAAGTAACAGCGAATACTTAGGCGTTTACTACCCAAGCGGTCTAGCAACTAACCTAGACGGCGAAAGCGTAGTAGTTCCACCAAGTCATATGATGTTGCGCACATTTATCCGTAGCGATAACGTAAGTTACCCATGGTTTGCACCAGCTGGTGTACGTCGTGGTTTAATTGATAACGTAAGCGCGATTGGTTACATTGACGTTGCTAATGGTAACATTTTCCGTAGTATCGGTGTAACAAATGGTCTACGTGATGTATTGTACGCAAACAAAGTTAACCCACTAACAGTGTTACCAGGTGTTGGCTTAGTAGCATACGGTCAGAAAACACGTGCAGCTCAAACAAGTGCAATGGACCGCATCAACGTAGCACGTTTAACATGTTACCTACGTAGCGTATTAGCTAAAGTTGCTGCACCGTTCATCTTTGAACCAAACGATACTATTACACGTAGTCAAGTGCAAAAAGCATTTGAATCTGTGTTAAATGATATCGTTGCAAAACGTGGTATTTACGACTACTTGGTAGTTTGCGATAGCACAAACAATACAGGTGATCGTATTGATCGTAATGAATTGTATGTTGATATTGCCATCCAACCAGTTAAAGCGATTGAATTTATCTACATCCCAGTTCGCTTACGTAACACAGGGGCAAGTTTAGCAATCGTGTAATCGATAATATACGCAGATAATGGGAGAGGTGACTCTCCCACACAGCGTAGTGAAAATTGGTAAATATATAAAACAAGGAAGAACAAGATGGCTACATCTTCATTAAACAAATTTACAGTACCGTTGAGCACAGACCAAAGCGCAAGTGCGCAGGGTCTGTTAATGCCAAAATTAAAATACCGTTTCCGTGTATCATTTTTAAATTTTGGTGTTAGTCAACCAACTACAGAACTAACAAAACAAGTAGTAGACTTCAAACGTCCTACACTAAGTTTTGAAGAAATCTTAATCCCAGTATACAACAGTAAAGTATACCTAGCTGGTAAACCAACTTGGGAACCAGTTACATGTACTCTACGTGATGATGCTGGTGGTGAAGTATCTCGTCTAGTTGGCGAACAAATGCAGAAACAATTTGACTTCATGGAACAATCTAGTGCAGCTAGTGGCATTGACTACAAGTTCACTACATTCTTTGAAGTGCTTGATGGTGGTAATGGTGCTAATACTCCTAATGTTCTTGAAACATGGGAAATTGTTGGTTGCTATCTAAGTAATGCTGACTACGGTGATGCTAACTACGGTACTAACGACCCAATGACTATTGCACTAACTATTCGTTACGATAACGCTACACAAAGCCCAATCGGAACAGGTATTGGTAGTGTTGTTGGACGTACAATTGGTACTACAATTACTGGTTAATCCAGACGAAAAATTACAAAACACGAGCCCGGATTATTCCGGGCTTTTTTATGGGCTAAATATATAAAATGGAATAACATATGGCTAGTTTTGGAAACCAATTTTTAAAACAACTTGCAACAGGTGATACCGTACGTGATTATCAACACGCGGCTCGAACATTTGTTGATGGTGTATATAGATTAAGTCCTAAACTAAACAACTTATTCCATGTGTACATAGAACTTAATCCTCAAGTAGCTTTACAAGATAATAGAAATCCTAACAGTAGATACGAATTAGGTCTACTAGCAAAAAGTGTAAACTTACCAAAGTTTAATATACAAAACAGAATTTTAAATAGCTATAACAGAAAAAATATCATCCAAGAACGCATCAACTATGATCCTGTAACAATAACTTTCCACGATGACAGCAGTGATGTTGTTAGAAATTTTTGGACAAACTATTTTAGATACTATTATAGAGATGTTGATCATCAAGAAGCGATGTTTAACCAACCTTATAAGTACAACTCGCGTACTGATCAAAGCTGGGGATATAGCCCGTTAACAAGTTCACCGGAGCCATATATTAACACAATTACAATTTATAGCATGTATCAAAAAATGTTTAGCAGCTATAAATTAATTAAACCAACTATTACTTCATTCCAGCACGGACAGCATACCGCAGGTGAATATACTCCTCTAGAGCATACTATGACAGTGGCATTTGAAACAGTATTATACGATAGCGGAAGAGTATCAAGTGAAACAGTTCTTGGGTTTGGTGATTTACACTACGACCGCACTCCTAGTCCGCTAACCAGTCTTGGTGGAGGAACTAGAAGTATTCTTGGTCCTGGCGGTTTAGTTGAAAGTGCAGGCGATATATACACTAACTTGCAAACAGGAAATTTCGGCGCAGCGGCTCTAGGAGCACTACGAACAGGAAAAAATTTGCAAAATATGGATCTGAAACGAGTATCCGCAGCAGAGTTGGCTACACTAGGTAGAAATATTTTAACAGGTCAAAACACACAAAATACAGTTTTTGTACCTACTATAAACAGCGCCAAAGACGGTGTAGCGAAAGCGGTAACAGCAACTCCAGGATTATTTGGCTCTTCTGCCAGAACCAGAGGTATAGCTAACATGAACTCTACACCATCGGGCTTATCTACAGGCTACTTTGGCGGTACATTCTAAGGATAGATTTATGATTTACGGAAATTTACCTCCAGAACCAAAATCAAACGAAACAACAAATTATTTTGAAACATTCTTTGATCCTACAATGGGAACAAGTCCCAACGTTAATGATGCCTTTATAGGTTATTTTCAGTCAGTTACAGGCAATGCAGAGACAGGTGTAGCATTAGCTGGCAGTGTTTTGTATTCTGCATTGAATCAAGGTATTGAACCTATGAGTCTACTAGACGAATTTCGAAAATTGCCTCCAAAAGAATTAAACAATTATCTAACAATGTTGCTGAATCTTAATCGTATAGGTACCAGTCTATTAGGTATAAGCAACGCCCCACAAACTAATCGATATGTTGCTAGAGCGGTCTTACCATAATGAGCAAGTATGCGCAGGGCAAATACACAATAAAAAACCCAGAAAAATATATAGGTAAGAAAACACCTACCTATCGTAGCAGCTGGGAATTTACCTTTTGTAGTTTTTGCGATAATAACCCAGCAGTAATTAATTGGGCTAGCGAAGCAATTCAAATTCCTTACTTTAATCCGGTTAGTGGTAAACAAACTATATACGTTCCGGATTTTCTTATAGTCTATACAGATGCTAAACAACAAAAGCATACAGAACTAATTGAAATTAAACCCAGCAAAGAAGTAACTATGGAGACTGCTAAAAGCTATCGCGATAAACTAATGGTAGCTATTAACATGGCCAAATGGGCCGCCGCAGATTCTTGGGCTCGAGCCAACAATATTCGATTCCGTGTTGTAACCGAGTTTGACATCTTCAAAAACGTAAAACGTTAAATAATATACTATGACTCAAAAATTATCAGAATTATTTAATTTGCCGCCTACTGAAGAATCAACAGTGGAAGACGCAGAACACACAATAGAAGAAAATCGTGAAATGATTGAAGCAGTAGATCTTGCTATTGATAAAATTGATCAAGCGTTGCCATATGTAAATGACCTTGACACTAGCGACAAAGAACTAGATGAACTAAGTGACCTTGCTAAAGAAAAGTTCCAGGACTTAATTGATCTAGGCATGAATGTAGAAGCACGCTTTAGCGGACACATTTTAGCCACAGCAGGTACACTGTTAGGGCATGCAATTACAGCTAAACAAGCCAAACTAGACAAGAAGCTACGTATGGTAGACTTACAACTTAAAAAAGCACGTTTAGATCACCAAATTAAACAAGCAGAAGATAAAAATGACGGCGAGCGTCTAATAGAAGCAGAAGACGGCCAAGGTGTTGTCATTGACAGGAATGAACTGTTAAAACAGATTTTAGATAAGAACACCAAGAAGTAAAAGTTGCAAATTAGCATAAATAACACTATACTCAGGACCTATAGGTATGAAGAATTTTTTAGATTATTTGACAGAAGTAGACAAAACATACGAATTCCGTATTAAACTTGCTAACGTAGATGTAAGCGAATGCTTAGATCGATTACGTAACGCATTAGATGCATACGGATTAACAACCCTAGGCGAAGCTAAACGTTTGCCTATTCAAGCTAACGACATTGACTTTCCTAGCATGCCGAATGTTGAAGTACATTTAATGGACGCTGTTCTTAAGTATCCAGTAAATGATGCTCAATTACGTGCTATTATTAGTGAACGTGCAGGTATTCCTGCTAGTCAAGTATTTGTTGTAAGCCCAAATAACCCAGAAGAAATTTGGCGCTGGAACCTTGAAGGTAACGAAATTAAAGAATACGTTCAAGGAGATGCTGAGCTAGTTAAAGACTTGCCAGAAGCTACAGCAGAGCAAAAAGCCGCTAGCAAATTTTACAGCGAAGCAGGCAGTTTCTTAAAAGAGTTGAAAGAAGTTGAAACTAAAATAGAAGGTAACGATAAATCTATAGGCGGAGAGTCTAATCCAGCAGATGGAAAGACTACAAACGATTTACCAACTGGTGATGCAAGTCCAGTAGGTAGTAAACAAAACAATATACCATCACCAGTATAAGGACAATAAAATGAGCGACAACAAAATGTATGATATTTTAGGCAAGTTTAACAACTTAGATCCTAAACTAGAACCTGTTAAAGAAACAGCTAAAGAACCAGTTTATGAAAATGTTGAACCTCGTGGTGACATTATGGAAGCTGTTCGTAGCCTTGAAGAAAAATACATGGGCTTTAAGAAAACAGTAGCTGCTGTCAAGAAAGGTGGCAGTGCCGAAGATCCAGAAGCAGTTGCTGCCGCTATTGGTCGTAAAAAATACGGTAAAGAGAAATTCCAAAAAGCCGCAGCTGCGGGTAAGAAACTAGGCGAAGACACAAACGAAGCAATCGATCCAACGGTGGCAAATGCTTTGGTTGGACTTGCTACTGGGGCTGCAATGGTCCCAGCGCACCACTTAGGTCAAAAACTTGGTAAGAAAGCCGCCGATTGGTTAGATAAAAGAGAAGCAAAAAAACTTAAGAAAGGTGTTAAAGAAGGTGAATACGATCCAGCACCAGTGGATCCGGAAGCAGTAGCCAAACGCAAACGCCTACAAGCATTAAAAGACAAAGCAGAAGATGAACGCAGTGAAAAAGGTGGAGACCATAAATCACACGTGCGCACAGTTAAAGGCAAAGCCTATGGTGGCGCCGCACAGAAAGACGATGCTGAAAAGGATGACTTGGATGAAGTAGCACCTCCAGGCGCTAAAGCAGAACGCATGGTTAAACATATCAAGAAAGGTTATGCTAAAGACGGCAAATTAACTAAGAAAGAAAAAGGTATTGCCTACGCTACAGCATGGAAAGCTAAAAAAGCTGGTAAGTTAGAAGAAAGTCGCATGATACAAGAAGGTGACTACTTCTATGAAAAACTAGGCAAAGCACTAGCTGAAAAGAATCCTACACTGAACACAGCAGATCCGAGTTTTGTAACAGCAGTTCGTCAAGAAATGGTAGCACAGGGTATTGAACCAAACCGTGCTCGCAACATTATTATGATGGACGACGATTTCATTGGTGATGTAGCAACATCATATGGCCACTACTGTAAAGAAATTGCAGAGTGTGGTGCACCGATGAATTCTTATGTAGATGGCAATTTAAGTCAAGAATTAGATGAAATATCAAAACTAGCAGGCCTACCAGTAAAAGAAACAGAAGTCTACAATACGTTAAATTATGAAGAAAGTCCAGACACAATGGACGAAGGTAATGCGTTTACTGCTAAACTAGCACAAACTAAGAAAGGTGAAAAGTTTGAACTAGACGGTAAAGAATATACAGACAATAGTGACCTAGGCGAATCTGCTCTTGAAGAAGAGGAAGAAATGGGTGAAGGCAATGAGTTCTCCGGAGCACTAGCCAAAGCTAAAGCTGCAGGTGCTAAAGAATTTGAAGTAGACGGTAAGAAATATACTGTTAAAGAAGCTCAAGAAAAACTAGACGAAATGATCAATGCTAACATTAGCTTTACTGCTGATGATTTGGATGCAGTTACTTTGATGCAATTATTAGCAGGAATTGAACCTAGACAAGATGAGCCAGCTCAACCTGCACAAGGTCAAGCTCCTCTAGAAGCACCGCAACCTACTGATAACACAGTTCCATTAGAACAACCTCAGGCAGATTTAGAAGAAGAACGCGAAATTGAGCACTTAAACACACCTCGTGAAAAAGTAGCACCGGCAGATGCTGCATACCCAAGTGGCACAGACATGCACCGTGCTAAGAAATCATACAGCGACAAACCATATCGTGGTGACAATCCAATGGCTGTTAAAGAAGCAGAAGATAGCTTGTGGAAAAAATATAGCGGTATGTTAAAGTCAATGATTCTTAAATAAAATGAAAGTAAACGAAATAGTAATAGAATCTAGAGCTAAACTTAGAAAGGGAGTAGAAAATTCCCTTTCTAACATTAACAGTTTTCCATACCTTGACAATAACAATCATCCGTATTTGGCATATAGATTTGGTGTAGCACTAGCAAAAAGTCCTAATACAATAACTGATACAGAAGGACCAATTGGCAGCGAGTTTACAACCATTGGGTATAGTGATGCTGATCAGGAAATTATTGATCGTGCTCGCAAAGAGTTTGGAATAAAAAAACGAACACACAGTACAAAAGGTTCTGAAGAACTACCATCAATTAATAAAACAAGCCCTGTAGCATCCCGCAAGAAAAACAAGTACGGAGTTTAATGTGGAAGAATTAGATCAAATAAAACTTCTTGCTGGCATTACACAAAATGTAGGACGCCTGCAAGAATATAAAGGTGAAGGGTCAGTTCAAACAGATGGTAGTAACATGAGCATTACTGCTAACGAAAAAATTCAATATCAGCAAAAACACAACATCCAACCAGGAACACCAGACTGGTTTAGACTATGGTTTAGTAAACCATACCTGACAGGCGAAACACCTTTCTAACATAAGTAATTGTATGGCCACAGCAAAAGGTACAGATAATGTACTTGTGAAAAAGCCCCATACAAAGTCGGCATTTACACAAGCACAACTACAAGAGTTCATAAAATGTTCAGACCCTATTACAGGTCCAGAATACTTTATGAGTAATTACTTTTACATACAGCATCCAACTAAAGGGCGTATGTTGTATGAGCCATTTGACTATCAAAAACGTCTAATCGATACATATCACAATTATCGCTATAGCATATCGCTAATGCCCCGGCAAACAGGTAAGTCAACCAGTGCCGCTGGTTACTTGTTATGGTACGCTATGTTTGTACCTGATAGTACTATACTAATTGCTGCACACAAATACACAGGCTCACAGGAAATCATGCAACGTATTCGTTACGCTTATGAAAGTGTACCGGACTATATACGTGCCGGTGCTGTGAGTTACAACAAAGGTAGTATCGATTTTGACAACGGTAGTCGTATTGTAAGTGCTACAACAACTGAAAACACAGGTCGCGGTATGTCTATATCACTACTATACTGTGACGAGTTTGCATTCGTTCGCCCTACCATAGGACGAGAATTCTGGACTTCAATTAGTCCCACACTAGCAACTGGTGGTAAATGTATTATTACTTCAACACCTAACAGTGATGAAGATCAGTTTGCTACCCTATGGAAAGGCGCTAACAAGTGCTTTGATGAATTTGGTAATCCAACAGAAATTGGAGTTAACGGATTTAAGGCGTTCCGTAGTTATTGGAATGAGCACCCCGACCGCGATGAGAAGTGGGCACAGGAACAAAGAGCACAGTTAGGTGATGAGCGATTCCGCCGTGAGATGGATTGTGAATTTATTATCTGGGACGAAACGCTAATTAATCCTGGAACATTGATAGAATTAGCAGGGTTAGATCCAATAGAACGCCAAGGGCAAGTACGTTGGTATAAACGTCCAGAACCACAATATACCTATGTAGTGGCACTAGATCCTAGTTTAGGTACAGGTGGTGATCCTGCAGGTATACAGATATTTGAATTACCTACGTTTAGACAGATAGGCGAGTGGCAACACAATAAGACTCCTATACAACAGCAAGTGGGTATCTTAACAGAAATTATAAGATACCTAAGTGAAACAGTTCCAGCAACTAGTATATACTACAGTGTAGAAAACAACACAGTAGGTGAAGCAGCACTGATTAGTATTGCTGAAATTGGTGAAGAAAATATCAAAGGTATTTTTCTAAGCGAGCCAAAACGAGCTAATGCTTCACGTCGATATCGTAGAGGGTTCAACACTACTAACAGTACTAAGATTGCAGCATGCGCTAAACTAAAAAATCTAATAGAAAGCAAGCGCATGACTATTGTAAGTAAACCGCTTATATCAGAACTTAAGACATTTGTAGCCAACGGTCCTAGCTTTGCAGCTAAACCAGGAGAAACTGATGATCTGGTCATGGCCTTAGTTTTAGTAGTACGTATGGCTATGTTACTACAGAGTTTTGATAGTCAAATTGATAACACCATGAAAGACAGTCTAGAGGATGTTATTGAGCCTATGCCATTCTATATATTGTAGATAAATAATATTATGAGAGAAGTTAATAAAATAGCAGAAGGTTTATTTGAAAAAATTCGTGATCGATTCGAAGATGTTAGCTTAGGCGACGAAAAAGCCAATTCTACACAGAATCCAGAAGATGCACGTTTCTTTAATTTTGACTATGTAGTTGATGATGTAAATTACGGTAACATTACCTTAAGTATCATCGACGAAACTAGTCTTAAAGTTTATTTTAGCAAAAACATTAGTCATAAGTTAGAAGATGATGATCGTAAGCGTTGGTATGAATTTTTACGCGAACTGCGAGAATTTGCTAAACGTAATTTATTAAGTTTTGAGCCGCGTGACATTACGCGATCAACACTAAAGCATCGTGATATAGAACAACAAAGTAAAGCGGACAGCACTTATAGCAAAGATGAAGTTATAGGGGAAAGTCGCTTACACGGCACTAGTCGTAGTAGTTACGAAAGTGCCGGTCCTGTACGAATTATTATACGTCACAGTGATCAAATAAATCCAGAAAAACGCGGCGATCGCGCTCGTAAAATTCGTGCTGTTTACTTAGAAAACTCTGAAGGTGAAAGACTCAAGCTACCACACAATAGTGTACGCTATGCTCGCGCTATGGCACGTCACTGCGCAGAAGGCGGTAGTATCAATGATGAGTTTGGTAGCCACATTACAGAAATTGCAGAAGAGTGTAGCAAACTAAAACCATTTAAATATGCAGTGCGTACTCGTACATTTGAAGACGCAGAAACACAGGCTATGGTTGAAGCTGCATTTGAATATCACGGACTGTTAAGAAACACGTTGGATCGTTTGGGCAGTCGTAAAGGATACAATGCGTACAAAGAAAGCTACAGTGCAGACAATTCAGTTTTAATGGATGACTTTGATGCTGACAGCATGAAAGAACGTTTTGTTAAAAGATCTTACAATGATGCATTAGATTCTGCACTACCAATAGTACAAAAGGCATATAAAATGAAAAAAGAAAATAAATTTGCAGAACAATTTGAAGCATGGGCAGATAATGTATCCGAAGGCACATGGGCCGTTCCTGACGCCGAGCAAGAAATTAACGAGTTAGCTGACTTATTAAGTGATGAATTGCCAGTAGGAGTAGATGCAGAGAATGCAACATCTGCACTATACGATCTAATAGGTGATGATGTATTGTTTGATCGTTTACTAGATTTAGCAAAGCAAAATCCTGAAGCAGATGCTCGCCCACTGATTACCGCTTGGTTAGAAAACAACAGACCTGAAATCTATCAACAACTATTACAGGATATTGGTGACGATTCAAATTATCCACCAGAACAAACGGAAGGTGCTTATGCTGACCCAATGGGCGGCATGGATGGTACTGTAAATGAAGATGACTACGATGCAGACCAAGTTGAATCTATTGCTTCAGCAATCGTTCGCAGAATTCTAAACAACATTGGGCAACACACAGAATTATTAAGAAAAGCAGGACCAGAAGGCGTGTTAAATGCTGCAAAAGATGTAGCAAGTTTTCACGTACCATTGGAAGAACTAGGATCTAGCGATATCAGCAACATGGTACGTGAAGTGTATCGTGAAGTTGGTGTTGAATATCCGGAAATGAATGAAGGCCGAGTAAAAGAAGTAGCTATGGATCTTGAAGAACTGTCAGACGAAGAATTCAAGGCAAAATATGGCAAAACCAAAGAAGAAATAAAAGCATCACTGTCAGAGACTCAAGGCCAAGACTACGTGAACAAAGATGAAAAACTCAAACGCACGGGCGCGAAAGAACTAGGCGTTATGGACAAACTTAAAAATATTCCTCAAGGCTTAAAAGCTGCAATCAAAGGCGACAGTGAAGACGAACTAGCATTGTACAATAAACAATTCAATGAAGATTTAGAACAAATGCGTAGAATAGCAGGGATAAAATAAAATCACAATTATAAATCAATCATAAAGGCACTTAGGTGCCTTTAATTACTATATGCTTACTATAACAGATCAACAACTAATTTTTGATATGTGTTCTGCGATTTCAAAACATTATGCTTGGGCCGTACATCCTACAATTTTACAAGATTTAATTCATAAACATCGTAAAGATCATGACATAGTTTTTAATTTTTGGGACGGTGAACACGTACTATTGTCGGGCGCACTTGAGCTAATTAAAGAAACCCAGCGCATTTTCAATATACCCAAAGAAAAAATATTAATACGTTCGTATTTTGATATAGATGTAGATTTTGCATTATCTGAAAGAAGCAATCCAAAAATGTTCCTAAGCAAAGGATCATTATTCTTACAACCAATAAACAACAATTCTTTTGATAAAAAATTTTTAAGTCTATCCGGGCGCATAGATATTTTTAGATTGCGACTAGCTAAACATCTTCACACTAATTGGGCAGAAGACACTATTCTTAGTTTTAAACCAAATCTGTTAACAGTTCAACATTATTTTAGAAACGGGTCTGAAAAATTTTATCAAGATGAAATATCCTGGGCAACAGAATATGCTCCTATTAAATTTGACACAGTTCAACAGAGTTGGCAGAGTGGTTCGGTTGACTACAATGAATCAATGTTAAACGTAGCATCATATTACCAAAGATATTTTTTAGAAATCGTTGCAGAAACAGACAGCAAAAACCCTTACTGGATAACAGAAAAAACAGTACGGCCATTAGCTTTTGGAAAACCATTTATTTTATTTTCTGGACAACATGCACTGCAATATCTCAGAGATATCGGGTTTCAAACATTTAGTCCTTGGATTGATGAAAGCTACGATGCAATAGAAAATCCGTTTGATAGATTTGATGCAGTGCTTAAAGAAATAGATAGAATAGCCGCACTAAGCTACGATCAATTAAGAGTTATGGCAACAGAACTACATGAGGTATTAGTGCATAATCAATATCATTTGCTTAAAACGGTTTAATCAAAAAGCCAAGTGCTTTTTATTTTGGCAAAAATTTGGCGAAATAAGTCTTGTGAGATAAATAATATTAACGTATAGTATTACTATGCTAGACGTTTTAGGCATATTAAAGACCAACTTAATTTAAAGGAAAAACATTATGGCAACATCATTAGCAGAAATCCGTGCGAAATTACAAGCACAAGAAAACCGCGGTTCAAGCGGTAGTTCACAAGGCGGCGGCGACAACGCTATCTATGCTCACTGGAACATTCCAGAAGGATCAAGCGCAAGAGTTAGATTTTTACCAGACGGCAACACAAAGAATGATTTCTTTTGGGCTGAGCGTTTGATGATTAACTTGACCTTTGCAGGTGTTAAAGGCCAACCAGATAGCAAACCAGTAACAGTACAAGTTCCATGTGTGGAAATGTACGGTGAAGCCTGTCCTGTACTTGCTGAAGTGCGTACTTGGTTTAAAGACCCAAGTTTAGAAGAAATGGGTCGTAAGTATTGGAAGAAAAAATCATACTTGTTCCAAGGTTTTGTACGTGAGAATCCTCTAACAGACGATCAGCCACCTACCAAC